CTCAAGGTCTTCATCTGCTGCACTTGCCCCTTTCATCTCAGTAGGTAACCTTTATTCCGGTATTTCTTTGAGAACCTGATGACTATTCACGATACTACAATCGGCTGGAAATCATCACACCAACCGCTGTCCAAAAGCATGCGCATGCAATGCGGCATCGCTGGGCTGCCCGCCATTAAGTCGATGAACTCACACAAATGCTGCTCCTTGTCGCGCTTGACACATACGAGCCTAAACAGAGACTTGCGCCATCCCTGGTAAACAAGGGTCCAGGTCTGATCGTTTGGTAGTTTACACCACCAATGCGAACAGAACTCAACCTTCGGTTCCAGAGAGCTGTCGTACGGCTTCCAAGAAAACCGTGCCAACAGCCTGCGTACGTCGTCTCCTATCTCGCTCGGCCAGTAGGCAGCCTCCTCGCACCAGGATGGTTGACTAGCGTCTACGATGATGACATCCTTCAAGGGATGGCCAAGTACCGCCATCACAAGAGGGTCAGCACCATCGTCTACGCAATCGTCTCCCATGGCGGCGACCTCGCCAGCACCGGCAAAGCGTGCAGCAGCTACCCGGATCCACGAATTACCTGAAGAGGTATTGTAGGACCCGGACTTCTGAACGCCGTCCCAGCGCTGGGCAAGCATCTCGCCATCCGAGAAAGCAATTACTGATCGACTTAGACATGTCGAGCGGGCAAGAAGAGCCCTAGCATAAGGATGATCCATCGAAACCCCGGCGGCGCCTACCCGGCGTTCTGCATCGAAGCGGAGCTCCGACGCAGACACCGACCAGTCCCACCCCGACACGTCCGACGAAACTAATCGTTCGAACTTGTCGAAATGGGCACCGACGAGGTCAATCTTTTCTGTACTAAAACCCATGCCTGGTTTGACAGGCAGGCGGTGGAAAGATGCAATCTCCAACTGGTTCAACTCTGAGCTGAGCAAACGCTCGACGAGTTGATCCGCGATGGAGACTGACATAATCAATCGCACGCGCCCCTCCTCCAATTTCTTAGCGGAGTGGGGTTCTTTCTTGACAAAGACTCTTATGGGATCGCACAAACCAGCTTTGACGAGCTCTTCAGCCGTCATCTCGCTGCAATCACATGTACACAAAACTTTTAACCGTTGCATAACACACCCCCAAACAACACCCCCAAAACCCTTCATGAGTACACCGTTACTACGAGCTAGCTTCATCCATGGAACACCTGGTGAGGCATCCATGTTTACGCTCGCTTCGATTCGCAGCGCATCGCGTAAGAGAGCAAATCTCTCAAAAGAGTAATGGTCTTGGGACCACTCTTCGAAGAGTTCTGCGGATTCGACAGCTCTGACTGAATGCTGTCGACTCTCGCTTGCAAGGTCTTGGAGGAAAGAGGAATATTCTGCTCGGGCGCAGACTCCTTGCTCGCTTTCGTCACGCGTTTCGGCGCGCTTGGCGGCTTGGATTCTGAAGCTTTGCTTTTCTGCTTTCGGCCCTCTTGGCGGCCAGGCGACTCCGAGGCTCTTTGACCAAGCTTCGGACTCTTTTGGCGCGGCGGGAGGGAAGAAGGAGCACTGCGATCGCCCGCAGAGCTCCCACCCTTCAACCCACCAGGAGGGATGTTCGTGCCACTCGTACTCCCCAATGACGGAGAGTTCTGGGTAACCCCACCCGAGGGACGTGGGGCACCGGCATTTCCCGAATTCGCGGTCGGTCCGTCGGTCGCACCGATCAAAGAGGATGCCTCCTCAGCAATCGGGCGCGTACGTGTCTCCACGTTAGCGCTAAGCGAACTAGGGTTGTGACGCACTCCGAACTCGGAAGACAAACGGGACAGGCCCGAAGACCTAACCCCGAAAGCCTCATCGACTACGGATTGTGAAACACGATCGCGGCCAGCCATGCGGGATTCGAACAACGGAAAGTCGGGCAGCTCATCACTGTCCTCCTCCACGATGTCCGACCACTTACGCCCGCGTGGCTCCCAGAAAGGATC